AAAGCGGTCACACAGCAATCTCCGTAAGGCACTGGTCCTGCTTAGCTGCATCGCGCTGCCGGTTGGTTTCATGGCGTGCGCGGATTCCTTGGCAAGCAGTCCGCAGCTGTTTTTCGGAAGTTTTGCCGCGTGCTTCGGATGGCCGGCGATTGTGTTCTGGGCAAATTACAGAGACTGAAAGGAGGATAACTATTTTGACACTTTATGATCTCACTGACGAATACCGCTTTCTGCTGGATCTTGCAGAGGATCCTGACGTGGATCCGGACACACTGGCCGACACGCTCGAAGCGCTGGGCGGTGAAATCGAAGACAAGGCAGACGGCTATGCGAAAGTCATGAAGCAGCTGGAAGCGGACGCTGCAGCACTGAAGGCGGAAGAGAAACGTCTCTACACGCGCCGGACGGTTTGCGAAAACAGCATTAAGCGCATGAAGGAGGCACTGCAGTCGGCAATGGAAGCGACCGGCAAGACGAAATTCAAAACGGATCTGTTCTCGTTTGGTATCCAGAAGAACCCGGCGAAACTGGTCATTGACGATGAAAAACAGATACCGCACGACTTCATGATCCAGCCGGACCCGGTCCCGGACAACAAGGCAATCAGGGAAGCGCTGAAAGAAGGGTTTGCTTTCAACTGGTGCCATATGGAGCAGACGGAAAGTCTGCGGATACGCTGAGGTGTCAGCAAATGGCGACAACATGGGCCGAACAGGACTTTGAAGAACGGGAAGCAGAGCAGGAGCGGTGGTTGGCATCCAGACCGGTATGCGACATGTGTCAGGAACCGATACAGGAAGACTTCTATTTCGAACCGGAATCTGGAGACTGCCTGTGCGAGGACTGCTTCCGGATGTATGCACGGAACAACTTCATGAAGCTGATTCCGGAAAAAGAATGACCGCTTCGGAGGGGATCCGAAAACGGTCAGAATAATGAAATCGCGAACCTGTCAATTCGCAATACCAGTATATCACACTGGGGAAAGGAAACGCAAATGAAAGCAATCTGCATCATGGGAGAGAGTGGCAGCGGAAAAACTACTTCCCTGCGAAACCTCGATCCGAAAACAACACTGTATGTCGACTGTGACAAAAAGGGCCTGTCCTGGAGAGGATGGCGCGATCAGTATTCTGGGAAAAATGAAAACTATCTGCAGACAGATTTTCCTCAGATTGCGCTGCAGATCCTTCAGAAGGTCGACAAAAGCGAAAAGTATAAACACATCAAAGTCATTGTGTTCGACACAATCAACGGCCTGATGGTGGCGGACGAAATGCGTCGAATGCGCGAGAAGGGATACGACAAATGGCAGGATCTCGCCGCCAGTATCTATGAGCTGATCGACTATAGCCTGACGGTCCGGGATGATCTCACGCCAATATTCATCGCCCACACCCAGACGGATCATGATGACAACGGCTTTATCTTCACACGCATCAAGACTTCCGGTCGGAAGCTGGACAAGATCACACTTGAAAGCAAATTCAGCACGGTATTACTGGCAAAGGTTATTGACGGCAAATATGTCTTTGAGACCCGGAGCGACAACAGCACTGCAAAATCGCCGATGGGGGCATTTGAGGAAAAAGATGTCCCGAACGACATGGCAGCTGTTTTGGAATCACTTAAGGATTTCTAAGGAGGAATGACATGATCAAAAGATTTGGAGACTACGAACAGACGAAAGCATACGGCAACTATGAGCAGCTGCCGAAGGGTGGCTATGTGTTACGCATCCTCGATGTGAAACAGCAGACGAACAGCCGTGGTGAGTATCTGACAATTGCTGCAGATATTTACGAAGGGGATTATATGCAGTTTTTCACCAAGGAATATAAAAATCAGCAGTCCGAAGATAAAAAGTGGCACTGCAATTTCCTTCTGAGCATTCCGGCTGACGATGGCTCCGAACAGGATGGATGGACAAAGCGCAAGTTTAAGACGTTCACAGAAGCCCTGGAAGACAGCAACAACGGTTACCACTTTGACTGGGACGAGCAGAAATTCAAAGGAAAGCTGATCGGCGGCCTGTTCAACGAGCGCGAGTATGTAGCGAACAGCGGTGAAGTCCGCCGGGCAACGAACTGGGCCGGTGTCACATCGGTCGAGAACATCCGCAGCGGTAATTTTCAAATCCCGAAGGACAGGCTCCTCGATCGGGGATACAACCAGCCACCTGCACCGGCAATGCCGACCACGTCGGACGGTTTCATGAGCATTCCGGATGGCATTGACGAAGAGCTGCCATTCCACTGATATGGATATTTTTGAACAGAGAAAAGTCCTGGAAAGCTTTGAAGTCCTGATTGATACCAGGGAGCAAGACACAAAACGGGCGCGCCGGAGGTATGAGACTTTCGGCGCTCCATACCGGAGAGCAACACTGTCATATGGCGATTATACATACAACGCCATGCTTCCGGACGGGAAGCAACTGATCAACACAGAACAGACTGCAGAACCTTTCTGTGCGATCGAGCGGAAGATGAACCTTGACGAACTGGCCCAATGTTTCACCAGAGGCCGGCAGCGGTTCCAAAGGGAGTTTGAACGGGCAAAAGACCATGACTGCAGGATCACGCTGATCGTTGAAAATGCAAGCTGGGAGAACCTATACAACGGCAAGTACCGGTCAAAATTCAACAGCAATGCGTTTGTGGCCTCCGTCCATGCGTGGGCGATCCGGTACGGTATGAACCTGATTTTCTGCAAAGAAGAGACTTCCGGAAAGATCATCAAGGACATACTTTTCAGGGACTTGAAGGAGAGGTTGGAACGTGGGGAGTTTGGTTAATAGCGGATGGGTGAAATTATGGCGAGAAATGTTATCAAAAGCCATATGGAGCAGCTCATCGCCAGAACAGAAAACGGTGCTGATCACGGTGCTGCTGCTTGCCAACCATGAACGGAATGAGTGGATCTGGAAAGGCGAAAAATATTCCTGTAATGCCGGTCAGCTTATCACTTCTCTAAGGTCATTGCAGGAGGCTTGTGGTGATGGTGTTTCAATGCAGAATGTAAGGACTGCGTTAGTGAAATTTGAAAAACTCGGATTTTTAACAAACGAATCAACAAAGACTGGAAGGCTCATAACCATTGTAAATTGGGCAAAATATCAGGGTGATGGTGAAAGCACTAACAAAGCATTTAACAAAGAGGTAACAAAGCACTCACAAAGCACTAACAAAGCACTAACACCTAACAAGAATGATAAGAATGATAAGAATGATAAGAAGAGAGAGAGAGCACGCACGCGCTTTTCCCCTCCAACTTTGGACGAGGTCGCGGCCTATTGCCGGGAACGAAACAACAACATTGATCCGCAGCATTTCCTTGACTACTACCAAAGGCAGAACTGGAGATTGGCGAACGGAGTCCATATGGCCGACTGGAAGGCAGCTGTTCGGACATGGGAGCGCCGGGACAAAGAGCAGCAGCAGAAGCAGGCTGACCGATGGGGAAACGATCCTGATCAGAGAAAGGAATACGGAGGTGAGATTGATTGGGGGTGCTAGGATGTGCAAATTGTACGAACGGCTGGGTGTTGTCCTGGAAACCGGCAAACAAAGTCCAGATTGATGGCAATTATATTTACGGTGAGGAAGCTGACGGCATCATGATCGAATTCGCATCACCCTGTCCGATCTGTAACGGAGGGCAAGCATATGTGGAGCAGTTGATGCAGAAAGCTGACATCCCGGAAAGCTATTACGATGTCGACATGGATACATTCGACTGGAGTGTATACGAGATGGACATGAGCCTGCAGAAATCACTCGCTGAGAAATGGATCCTTGAGCACGACACATTCCGGAAGGAAGGCATGGGCCTGTACATCTGGAGTCGTACAAGGGGGAGCGGAAAAACGTATCTGGCATCGGCAATATGCAATTCCATGATGCGGACGCACCGGAGACGCACACGGTTTATCAACACAGCAAAGCTGATTGATGTCAGCAAGGAGCCGGACGGTATTGACCAGCTGATTAATGCAGAGGTGTTGGTGCTTGATGACCTGGGCCAGAAGGGAACCGGGACAGACTGGATAAACGATTTACTGTACACCATCTTCGAGGAACGAGGAAACCGAAAACGCCTGACGATTGTGACCAGCAACATCGGCCCGGCGGAGCTGCAGATTGATGACCGGATAGCTGACCGAATGAACCAACAAATGATCGAGCTGAAGCTTCCAGAAAAACGGATCCGGTCGATGAAGGCAAATGAACAGAAAAAACGGCTGCTGATGAATATGGGAATAATTCCGGACAGCAGGCCGAAACAGATAGAGCTGAACAAGGAAGGAGGAGTTGCATGAGCACAGTAACCATACGTGAGGAAATTCTGATGCAGATCCGCCGGTACGAAAACTGTGTGCGAGGTCTGGACGGGAGCATTGCAGAAGAGAATGATGAGAGGGACAAAGAGCAGCTGATGGCACGGCGGTGGACATATGCACAGGAAATGATCCCGACATTGAAGCGACTGCTGGAACTGTGCCCGGCGAATAAGACAGCGACGATCATTATGAAGTTTAATAATCAGCCACAAGAGGAATATCCGTTCGGGACGTTTGATTTCAATACGCCGCTTGAGCGCAGATATGTGAATGAACA